TCATACGCCTGCGCCAGTTCTTCGTCCGAGTAGCCGACCGTGCGGCCATACTCACGAAGGTTGCTGCGCGCCGCGTCCCACTTCGCTGCGTCCTTCCACTCCGGCATCTTCTCGAGGAGGAACTGCCGCCCCTCTTCGACCTGCTGCCGCAGTGCTACTTGCTCCTGCTGAGATGCAATTGCGGCCAGACGTTCCTGTTCGGCTCTCGTCGCGGCCAGGCGGTCCTTGTAGTCGCGCCACTGCTTCTCAACGATCGGGAAGTTGAGTGGGTCTTCGCGGTGCAGCTGTTCCCAGTTCGGCTCCTGCGGCTGGAACTGCTCCAGCTGCTGTCTTAGAGCCCCGAGAAGTTGGCCGTACTGCGCCCTCTCCACTTCCACTTGCTGGCGATCCGCTTGGAATGCCACAGCCTCGTCACGAAGCCGCTGCATCTTCCGCGAATAATCGGACTGCCTCTGGTAGCCGTCCAGCGCCTCCTTCAGCGTGACCTGCTGCGTCTTGCCGTCGATCTTGACGGTGACCAGCGTGTCAGGCTTCAGACCGCCTTCAGCCTCCCCTTCAGTGTCCTCGACTTCCCCGGATCCCTCACCCTCGGATGACGCGGATTGCTCCGCTGCCTCGTCACCCTCGAGCGCAGTCTCGTCGCCCAGGTCCGCCGACGCCTCAGTCTCCTCGACTGCGGCAGCAGCCTGCTTAGGCTTTCCGGCTGTGGGTTCGGGGTCACCCCCTCCCAGCAGGCTGGAAATCCGATCCGCGGCTGCTGTCAAACCGATTTCGCTTGGCTGCGATTGCTCGGCCATAAAGTATCTACTCCTTGCGTGACGCTATCTTCAAGCGTCGATTGAACTGCGACACGGTTGGCTCCAAGGCCAAGGCCTCCAGCTCCTGTCTGAACGCAGTTACGGCGCGCACCATGTGGTACGCGGCGTCTCGTTTGGCCCCGTCGGTCGGGTCCGAAAGCATCCACTCGGCTACACACCGAGCCTCCATGCGCTTCAGCACCTCCTGCGCGGAGCCGTCGCGGTGCAGCGCCTGGGCGGCGCGCCAGAGTTCTTCCTGCTCGTAGGTCGCCATCACATGGCCCCCGGCGGCATGAGCGGTGCGGGTGCCTGCACCGGCATCTGCGGAGGCAGCGGGCCCTGGGCAGTGCGGAACATACCCTGGATCTCAGTCCGCTGACGGTCGACCTCGGCCTTGATGAGCGCCATGTCGATCTGGGCCCCGTAGCGGGCCTGGATCTCGGCCGCCTTCATCATGGCGTCGATGTAGAGCTTGTCGCGCTCAAGGTCGGCCTGGGCAGCGGCCTTCTGGCGCTCCAGCTCCTGCTTCGCCGCGTTGATGAGGATGTCAGCCTTGACCTTGTCCGCCTCGATCTGGGCCAGCAGCTGGGCTGGGTCAGGCTTGTTGGCCCCCTGCGCCATTTGCTGCATGAAGGCCTGGACCTCCTGCGGGTTGATCTCCTTCCAGAACTGGCTCGGATCTTGGAAGCCAGCCAACTGCGTAACCTGGGCGAGCGCATCCCGAAGCTGAGTGAGGTCAACCAGCGGGTTGTAGGGCCCGTAGGTCTGGATGACCTCCTTCTGCTGCTGGATGATCTGCATCAGAAAGGCCATGCGCTGCTCGTCGGAGCCGCGGCCCAGCGCGATGTTGACGACCATATCCATCGAGGCATCCCAGCCTCGCGGGTCGATCGGCACGAACTTGTTGCGCAGTCTGATGATCTTCGCCTTGTCCTGGTGCTGGACAACCAGCCCCAGAAGACCCTGGAAGCACCGCTTCAGCCCGTCCGCAAACAGGCGCGCGATCATCTCGATGCGCTCCTGGGAGGACGACAGCTGGGCCTGCACCGCGGAGCGGGTGGTGGACTGCAGGACGTCAGCGTCGAGGCCCTGGGAGGCCCGCGAGATGCCCGTACGCTGCGTCTTCACCTCGTCCAGGTAGGCCATCACGCCCAGCGCCTGCTGGCCCACGAACGGCATCGTGAGGGGCTGCACGGCGCCTGGCGCGCGGGCACGGATCACGGCCCCCGTCTCGACGTTCATCACGTCGGGCATATGCACCTGGTTCTCGACCACCACCGTGCGCGGGTGGATGGACTGCGCCAGGCTGTCGAGCGTGTTGCGCATGATCGACGACTTAATCAGCTGCAGGTCCATCGTCTGGTCTGCGATGGACTGGCCGAAGATCGTGTGCGGCGTGGGGTCAGGCGCGAGCAGCGAGAAGGGTGCCTTCTGCACCACTTCGCTGTGCAGGATGTAGGCGCCGTTGCCGACGGTGCACACCTTGTGAAGCTCGGCAATGCCGTCGCCGTCGCGGTCAGCACGGATGTAGCTTTCGACATAGAAGACCTTGTCGGTCGTCTCGTCGGTGGTCTGCGTGATGCCAAAGAAGCTCTGGTCCGCCGGATTGCGGACCAGAACCTCGTTGTTCATGTCGAACCCGCCGGTCCCGGCGTTCTGCTCGATGATGTCGCGCGGGTAGCCCATAGCGACGAGTTCGGAGATCGTCGCCAGCTTGCGGCGGCCGACATAGATCGCTTCGTCGATGCTGGCCGCCTCATTGTCGATGAGGAACTGCTCCGGCGGGATGCACTCGACGACGTAGCGCGGATTGCGCTTCACGCGGCGGATCCGCAGGTCCGTCTTGGCCATGCCGGTCGTCATGTCGACGACTTCCGTCAGGCTCTCTACCGTCACGTCGGGGTCCGACGTCAGCAGGGCAATCTCTTCCGGCAGCAGGCCGGAGTAGGCGTAGCTCTCGACCTCTTCGTAGTCGACCTTGTACCAGGTCAGCACACCCGTCTTAAGAACAAGGGCATCCTTCATCGCATCGTGCAGGATGCGAAAGCCGGGGTTCTCCTGCATGAAAACGTAGTTGATGAGGTCAGTGGCCTGCTCCGCGGCCTGCACGTCTTCCGCGCCCTTCGGCACGAACTCGATGACCTTGTCGCCGCCCGTGAAGATCCGCAGCAGGGACGGCAGCATGGCGAGGATGGTGTCGCGCACCTCGGTCATGATGACCTGGCTGCGGCCGTCTTCCTCGTTGCCAAACAGTTCGCCCAGGAAGTAGGCCATGGCCTGCTCGCGCTGGGGCGCGAGGTAGCTGTCGATGTAGGTCTGCGAGTCCGTGATCGCCTGGAAGACGATGTAGCGGAACTCCTCGTCGTCCATGGGCTCGTTCTGCGGCAGCATGTAGCCCGTCTCGTCGTTGTAGACGTCGCTACGCGCCGGGATGTTCACCACGTCGGGGTCGTATCGCCCAGGGGTAATGCCTTGAGCCATGGTTTAGACCTTCTTCCTTACACGCCACCACTGCCAGCCCGCCTCGGAGCCGACTTCGTGGCTTGGGAAAAACTCACTCACAGCCCGCTTTACACCGTCCATGGGCAGGTCATCACCACCAATCACGCCGCCGGGCTTCAATTTGGGCCACCAGGCCTGCAAATCGGCCTTTACCTCGTCGTACTCATGCCCGGCGTCGACCCAGATGAAGTCAACACTCTCCGCGCGGAACAATCCAGCAGCTTCTGCGGTGGCCATCCGCACGACATTGGCCTTCGGGTAGCCCGCACGGGCGATATTGGCCAGGAACACCTCGTAGACCTGCTCAAGTTCGGGGTCTGTCTGGTGTTCTGGCTCGTTCGAGCCGCCCCAGTGGTCGACGAAGAAAATAGACGGGTTTTTTCCGCTCTGAAGCGCCTCAACGAGCAGAAAACAGGCCGATCGGCCCTTCCAACATCCCAATTCGACGAAAACAGAGCCCTCCCCGGCCTCCCGCAGTGCGTCGCGGTAGGCCTGGGAAAAATTGAACCAGCCCTGGATCTCGTCGAAATAGTGCTTCAACGCTTCTTCGCCTTGCCAGCCTCACTCAGAGCGATGGCAATCGCCTGGTCCCGGCTCTTCACCACCGGCCCCTTCTTGGACCCGGAGTGCAGCTTGCCCGCCTTGTACTCGCCCATCACCTTGCCGACCTTGGCCTGCGCCTTCGACATCTTTTTCATGCGGCACTCTCCATGATCTTGCTCGCGGCCTCCTCCACGTCGGTCGGAAGATCCGCCCGACAGGCTTCGGCATGCTCATGCGTAAACTCCATCGCGCCAATGTGCTTCACGTCCTTCGACAGATCGTGATCCACCAGCACCTTGAAGCCGTGAGCCTGGGCCAACTTGCAGAAGTAGATGTCCTCTCCGACATACATCCCGCCGCTCGGCAAATAGGACACGTTGAACCAGGGCTGCGGCAGCTTTTTGAAGACCTCCGTCTTCACCAGCATCGCCCCCATGCCGATAGCATCCACCTCCTCGAGCCCCGTGCGGTCGTGTGAGTAGATGCACTTCAGCGTAGCGAAGTCGCTGAAGGCCACCGTCTTCACCGGCAGGCGACGTGTGGCGTAGTTGCAGGCCGCGATGTCCTTGTCGTGCGCGATCAGCTTCTCCAGCAGGTAGGATGGGAAGCGCATGTCGCTGTCGAGGTAGAGGACGTAGTCCGCGCCAGCGGTCAGGGCCATGTGCGCCAGCTTGGCCCGCTGATCCGCGATCAGCGTACCATTGACGATGTGAACGTCGAACCGCGTGCCGGGCGGTGCGTTGCCGTACCAGCGCGCCGACAGCATCGCCAGATCGTGCGCGAAGCCGGTCGCGACCTCGTCGCGGGCCGGTACGCAGATCGAGACGTTCATTCTTCCTCCTCGGCGCTCATGTCCTCGTACGAGCCTTCCTCATCCTCGCCGTACTCGGACTCATCTTCGTCTTCTTCCTCGTCGTCACCCTCATCCTTGATGGGGCCGCCGACGATCCACGCAGAGCAGGTTCGGCCTGCTGCACACTTGAAGTCGAAGATCTCGCAGAAGCCCAGATCGCCCGCTTCGACGACCTCCATCGCGTCTTCGCCCGCGTCCTCCGACATCCCGTTCTCGATGCACTCCAGCATCTTGGAGGTCTGGTTGAAGGCGCTGCAGTTCCCGCAGCGCATGGTCTTGGCTTCTTCGGCCGGCACGTCCCAGCGCGCAGCCATGCGCTGCCAATACTGCTCGTTCGGCTCGTTGGGGTTCATCGGGCCGTAGTCGGCCTTGTCGATGGCGCGCCCGCGGTTGCGCAGGTTCAGCGTCAGGTCTCCCGTCGCAGCCGGGCAGGCCTCGTCGTCTTCGTACTCGCCCATCATCTCGGACATCACTTACCCTTCCGTGCGGCGCGCATATTATCGACTAGGTTCGGGTAAGGCCGCCCGGCCTTCTCGGCCATCCGCTTCGCCGCAGCCTTGCGCGCTGGCGTCAGCTTTTTGTCGCCCTTGGTCGGGTCGGGCGTCTTCCAGACTGGCTTTTTCATCACGCCTTCCCCTTGTTCCGCGCCGAAATGGCCTTCGCCTTCGCCTTTGCGTCCGCCTTGCTCGAGGCGCCCCAGGCCCGCAAAGACAGCAGCAGCCGCGTCGGCTCCCCGTCTTTGTACT